GAGATCTCAGGGTTGCGCATCATGCGAGCTTGCTTGAAACCGACCATCATCTGCGCAACGTCATAGGCAGACAGCGCCTTCCCCGGCTGTAGTTTATCCTGTAGCCACCAAGTCCAATGCCCCGCGATCCGGTTGAAGTTGTTTTCCGCGTCACCGTGCGTACTGGCGCGATCACGGGTGACGTACTGCTTCGCTGTGTCGAGGATCTCTGCTCGCTTCATATGTCGTACCTGTATTTCCGGTCTGTGTCCAAAACGTGGAGGTTGTAGCGGGTGCGCGTCACGCCAACGTAGAAGACGCGATGTTCGTCGTCCTGATTGGGGCTGTTCACGCATGCCTGCGTGGTCCCAAGATACACCACGCAGTTGTCGTCTTCACCCCCTTTCATCGAGTGCATCGTCGATAACTTGATGCGCGGCTCGGAAAAGATGTCCTCGCCTCGACGCTCCAGCGCCGCGATGTAAAGACGCTCGTCGTCGGTCATCTTGATCACGGACAGCGCACCTTGGTCCTTGGGCGCCAAGAGCCCGTACTCCCGCACGAGATCCTCGTAGTTGTACTGACCCATTGGGTCAGCCGCATCAAGCAGCACGCCAGACCCACGCCGCAATGCTGTTTCAGGACCCTGCTTCGGAAGGTTGTCATAGAGATTCCTGATGGAACTGATGTCCAGCGATCCGTTTTCCTGAAGGATACGCCAAGACTTGATCGCTTCCGCCAACTTCACGCGCAGAGACGGGTGCCCCTTGACGCTGTAAAGGTAGCCGGAGTCCTCGAACCACTCACGGAACATCGTCAACGCGCTGTTGGTCCTGGCCATCACGGTCCAAGATCCACTCTCGAAGGGAATTGTGTCGATGGTCATGTGGTGGGTGTAGGAACCCTCGTTGTCCGTGGGGTAGTACTCCTTCGGAACACGGTTCCGGATTCGGTTGACGATCTTGTTTGCAACCGCATGTACGACCCTCGGAACTCGGTACGACTGCGACAGGACCTCGAAGTTGTCTGACGCGTCCATGAACTCCTGAACCTCGACCGCAGTCCATGCGTGGATCGCTTGGTCGTCATCGCCCGCGTAGATCACACGCTCTGCTCGGCTCTTGATGGCCCGAGCCATCGCCCACTGCAGCGGTGTCAGGTCCTGCGCCTCGTCGACGATGAACAGCTTGAACCGCGGGATTTCCACGGTCTTCGGGTAGATATCGATCAAATCGACGAAGTCCACCTTGCCGAAGGTGGACTTGTAGGCCTTGAGCGACTGTTCGATCTGCCGCAGCTTCGGGAAACTCAGGCTGTAGTTCCCTTCACGGTTGTACTCGCTCTCCAGCGACACCATCCGGTAGCGCGCCTTGTCGATGACACGCAGGTAGTGGATGGCATTGCCGCCGACAGACGGCAGCAGCACGCCGTCGTCAGGAGAGACCGCTTCCATGCCGTTGAACGCAACCCCCAGCTTGTTCCCGACGATGGCATAGTCCGCCGCCGACATCATGTCGTTGCGCGTCATGCCAAGGCCGTGGAACGCCAGAGCGTGTAGTGTCTTGACGTACGGTAGATCCTTGGGGAGAAGACCGAACTTCGCACAGGCCCGCTCCAGAGCCTCGTAGACGCCCTTGCGTGTGAAGGAGACAAAGCAGATCTCCCATGGCCGCACACCATCGGCCAGAGCTTGCTCCATCTCCGAGATCATGCGGTGGGTCTTGCCGCATCCCGGGGGACCAAAGATCGTCAGGACATCAGGCATCGGGCCGTCCTCGCGGGCGATTGCGCAGCCAGGTTTCAACCTCGTCCTCAAGCCAGCGGCTGGCACTGGCCTTGGCGTCATCACCGCCAAGGATCAGCGGCTTGGGGAAACTGCCCTCCTGCACCCACTTATAGATCGTGGATTTGGATACACAGACCCACTCGCAGACCTCAGCGATCTTCAACAGTTTCGGCCTAGAAGGGCACATCGTTCGATACCTCCATCCTTGGTAACTCGATTTCACTTTCGTCAAACGCAGGCACCCACCACACCCGTATCGTGGTGAACTTGCCGTTGTCCTTCTTGATGCTTTGGTGGCCAGAGCAGTGGTCGTTGCCATTGATCCGCTTGATCTGCTCTTGGATCTGGGCGCGGGTGTAGTTCGTGAACCCACGGTTCTTGAGGAACATCCCAAGGCCCGCCATCGTGAACTTCGTCACGCCACCGTCCGTGTAAGGCTTGCCCATGATCAACTCTTCGGGGACCATGGCCCTTATCCGGCTCGTGCAGTAATCCCGTAGATGCTCCTTGAACTGGCCGCTGATCGTCAGCTCCTCGGCCACCTCGAGTTGCGTCGAGTTCTTCATTAACTCGTTGACCAGCTGCTGCCACTTCGCTGGTTTCGGGGTCGGCGGCATGCGTTGCATCTGCTCCATGCAGGCGCGCTGCCACAACGACGGGTTCTGCAACTGCTCCGTGGACAACTGGATGCGGTTGCCATCGACATCCATGAAGTAGAGCCTAGGCTCCGACAGAAGGATCGTCAGACCACCAAGGTGCGATGCGTCCTCTGCGTCACCGCCGACGCCAAATGGCCGAGTGCGGCAGATGTTCTTGTCGCAGTGGTCCTTCAACGGGCACTGGTTGCACTGAAATCCGTAGTCCTTTTTCAACAAGGACGCCTGTATGGCCACAACCTCTGCGGCATCCAACGGAGGAGAGCACAACATACGGTTGTATTCTTCCATGTGCCGTTTCCAGTCGTCACGCCATTTCTTCTGGCAGTACCGACCGATGTTGAAGAGCGTCGTGTTGCGGTTCTCGGTTATCGGGCCCTTGCTCGCGATCACCTCAAGGCAATACGGACCGTCCGTGAAGAACTTCCGCTCGCCCGCGAAATTGAGCGCGTTCAACTCATGTGCGGTTGTCTTTCCCTTCTCTACCGCAGATAGAAACTGGTCGAGCGTCATCGCCTCGCCATTGCTGTCAAGGCAGTACCGCGTCGTCATGTCGGCGTTGAAGTACGGCATGTTGATGAAGTTGCCGACATCGCCACGCTCGGACAGGATCTTGTCCTGCTTCGGGAAGATCTCGCAGCCTGAGTACCCCAAGACCACGGACATCTCCGCCAGATACTCACGGATGAGACCCGCAGGCTCCCAGTCCTTCAGGAACAGGAACAGGTGCCCACCACCGGACTTCGAGCGGCACACGAACAACGGCAGTTTCAATGCCGCAACCTGCTTGGCAAGACCAGCCAGATCCAGATCGTAACTGTCGATGTCCAACGCCCCGAACTTGCACTTGTTGTCCCGGTTGATCGGGATCGAGCCAATGCCCGCCTTCCCATCAAGGTGCGACCGAACCAACTCCTCGGTCAGAGGTTCTCGGACCACGCGGCTCTGCGCCTCGGTCTTGCCGCTGCGCGTAGCGCGTCCGACGATTGTTTTCCCGTGGCCGTCGCTCGATCCCTCGAACGCGGCCAGCATCCTCTTCGCGTCTGACATACTTGGCTCCAGAGTGAAGAAGGCGCGGGGCTGTCACACCCCGCGCCACGCTGCTCAAAACGGGATGTCTCCCCGGTCTTCCGCATGAGATCCACCACCGATGGACTCCTCCGGAGCAGCTTTCACATCGCCAGCCATCACGGACTCGCGAAACGCCTTCGCCTCAAGCAGCAGAGTCCGGTCGTTGACCAGCCCGATCTTCTCAACGGTGTAGTTGTTCCACGAACCTTGGTCATTGGACTCCTCGGTCGTGGTCAGTTTCCACATCGTCGCGTAGACCGCAGGCGTGACCATCTGCCCGTTCTTCGGGTTCTTGATCCGCTGCAGTGCGATCTGCGTCTTCCAGCGACGCGAGACCTTCAGTTGCGTGGACTTCATATCCACCACGGCAGGCTGGAATGATCCGTCCGGTTCAACGATCAGGCAGAAGTGCTGGTCAGACTTCACCAGCTCGTCGCCAGTGGGCAGGATCTCTTTTGACCCGACACGGTTCGTGCGCTGGAGCATCGGATCCGTCGGAGAGATCTCACCCTTGAACCCGCCACCCTGCTCGCGCGGCGTGAACATCAGGTACTTGGTTGTCTGGTAGCAGGGCACCACGACGATGCCGTCCTCACCAGACCAGTGCTGGCCCGTCACCGTGTTGAACAGGTCGCCCTGCGAGGCTCCCTCGATGTACTCGGACTTCTTCTTGTTGAGTTGCGGCGACAGCGCCTGCAGCACCCGCACGAATGGGATCTGCATCTCGGAACTGTCAAACGCGGCACCATCCCCAGCAAGGAGGTAGATGTCGTCCAGAACCTCGGTCGAAATCTCGGTGTTCTCTTTCTTGGCTACTGCGGTGCTCATGCTTTCCTCCGGATCTCAGCTGCGTTGGCAACGAACGCCCCGAACATGTCGAGGTCGATGGGCTTACCCGCCACGACGCGCTCCTTTACGAAGGCCCGCAGTGTCGAGGAGTGAATGTGGGTCTTGGTCGAAGGGTGGAACCCCTTGGCCTCGAGCATACCGACGACGTCACCAGCGACGTTGTCTTCGCCCTTGCCGAAGGTCAAGACGACATCGTTCTTGATGATGTCGTCCAGCCCGTTGCTGCGCAGCCAGTCGAAGGCTTCTTCCTTGCGCTCGACGGGGATCGACGCATGCACGATCAGCTTGCGCTGCACCGTCACGCCGTCAACGTCGACGCGCTCGAGACCCATCTCGTCCATCAGGGCCGGGATGGTCTCCACCGACAGTTTATGCCGCTCAGTGTTGAGCGACTTCACATGCTCCTCCGCCTCTTCGATCTCTGCGTCAAGACGACGCAGCTTTCGCACCAGCTGGCTTAGTGACTTCGCCGTGTCGGTCTGCACGTCCTTGAGAGCGACGCTCTCATCGAACATGTCTTCGAACAACTCCATA